ATTAAGTGAGCTTGTATTATAAAGGATTGGTTTATAAAAGACAATGAAGAATTTTCATGTTGATTATTAATTTTTTTCGCTTGACAAACCCTGAGCGGGTGTGGTAAAATCGGCGCCGTCAGATGAGAATGATTCTCATCTGGCTTTGCTTTATTGCGTCTTTGCGTCTACTACAGGGAGTCCCGCATTGCCTAACACATGCAACACCTCCTCGTTGTCATCATAGATAACCGCGTCTTCGGTAAAGCCGCGCCATGTTAAACCCTTCTGCTTACGCCAATTGTTTAGCGCCTTTAGCTTGAGCCAACCGCATGGAGTGTTGTCGCCCTCTGTCCTGTGCAGTATGTGATCGGCAAGCATATCATGCCTATGTAGCCAGTCCATGTCCGCATCACCCAGAACCCTAGAGGTGCATATCATAGTGGTATGTCTAGGGTTCTTTTTAGCCCAGCGCAACGCATGGGCCAACGCCATTGGTTTATCCATTGCGATATTGGCGGGCGTGTTGAGCCGCTTCCATTCGTCAAGGGTTGCCCCTTGACGATGGCTAGAGTCCACCGTAGTATCATCAAGATCAAAGATATATAGCATTAGTCATCTCCCTCTGTCCATTTAATAAGCAGGCCCGCCATGATCCACGAGCCAACAATAACCGTAACAATAAACGCGCCAAGAAAGTATAAAAGCATAGCAGGTCTCTTTTCTTTAGTTGATGCAATCATTATACATCCGTCCGCGACAAAGTACAATTGATTGTTCCTATCGATAGGGGGCGGTTAATAGACCTTGCCTATCGCCGCTCGCGCAGGCCCCTCCTCACGTACAACTTTAGAAAAGTTCAAAAAGCAAAAAAGGCGTTAAAATACAATTACAACTTTAGAAAAGTTCAAAAAGCAAAAAAGGCGTTAAAATACAACCCCCTACAAAAAAACTTCTTGACAAACTTCTAAAAATCAATTATAATATACCCGAATTTTAAAAAAGCAGTAAAGGGAGAAAAGAATGGAAGAGCTAACGTATTACTTAGAGTGGAAAAATGAGTTAAAATATTCAAACTCTGCGTATGAAAAAACGGTGAATCATTTGAGACCTGGGGTAAAATTCAAAAACTTTTATTGGGAAGGTGGATATGTAAGTGATGGTAAGTTTGGAGCCGAAACAGGATATAAGTTCCAATTTGACAGTCTTACAATCAAGGGTAAGTGGGAAGGAGTATCGTCGAATGATGATACTTTAAAGCACAAACTAGAAACAGAGGTGAGATTTACATTCTGATGGGATATTGGAAAAAAGAAGAAGATTTAACAGAACCAAAAGCAGCGAGAATAGTTAGAAGAATAGTAGACTACACATTAGGTTTAGTCACATTGTACGTAGGCGTAGTCCTTATATCTATTTCGTAAAAAGAGAGCCGCTTCTATAGCGGCTTTTCTTTACCTTAGAAAAATATATCTTGACTTTTTATAGGTTATTGAGTATAATCTTACTCATGGCTAACGAAATTACAACAATTACACCCGAGGGAATGGAAGTAGCGAACTCTTATTTGCAGTTCGGTAATATTCGTGCGGTTGTAAATAGCTTAGGAGTTTCCGAGTACAAAGTAGCAGAAATTCTGAACAAAAGAGAAGTAAAAAAGTACATCGATACTATTTACTTAGATATGGGGTATAGAAATAAGAATAATATTGCCGGTGTTCTTGATGAAATGATTCAGAGTAAGCTCGAAGAAGCACAAGAAACGGGAGTATATTCAAGTAAAGACTTGGCTGACCTATTGCAGATGGCACATAAGATGAGAATGGACGAAATCAAGGCCCAAGCAGAGCTAGAGAAGAACTCTACAACTGCTATTCGAAGTCAGACAAACGTACAAATAAATGAGGGTGTACCCTTCGGCCAGGGCAACTACGGTAAGCTCATGGAAAAGTTGTTGAAAGATGTCTGATATGGAAACTCAATTTCTTGTGCACGAAAAAGAGTGCGCAGAACGGTGGAAAACCACTTTTAATAGGCTAGATGAAATAAATAGCAAGCTAGAAAAAGCAATGACTCGTCAATTACAGGGTGGAGCAGCAGTAATTGCTTTTTTAGCAACGCTGGTGGCAACGCTAGCTTTAGGATTGTAGGATGGTAAGTACCTCAGGACTAGTAACGAGATAGTTTGCAGAGTGATAATAGAATTGCTATGCAAGCCTTAGAGGATAGATTTACTACAAAACTACAGCAAGCTTTGGATAATCCATTAGCTGACTAGGAGGGTTTTTTGGAAAGATGGGATTGGTACGGAGGAAGTGAAAAAGAAGAGGAAGTAGACCCCTTCTCAGTGCCCTATAGGGCTCCGGAGCAAGAAGATGGCAGCGAAAAAGCGTAAGGCGGCAAAGAAGCGGCCTGTTCCAACGAACAAGAAATTGTATGCTCGCGTAAAAGCTCGAGCAAAAAGAAAGTTTGCAGTATACCCTTCAGCATACGCAAACGGATGGCTTGTAAAAACTTATAAAGCCGAAGGCGGTAAATACCGCATGGGGAAATAAATGCCAGCAGGAAAAGGAACGTACGGAAAAAGAAGAGGACGACCAGCAGGAAAGGGCAAGAAACGTAGGGGAAAGGGCAAGAAGTGACCTTCTAAGCGTTAGTCCGGGAGACTCACATGGCTAGAAAACCAGCAGGAGGTTTAACTAAGTGGTTCAAAGAAAGTTGGGTAGACATTTCTAGACCAAAGAAAGGTGGAGGTTTTGAAAAGTGCGGACGAACTAAGTCCGGTACAAAAGCCTATCCAAAGTGTTTACCTGCAGCCAAGGCTGCCAGACTTACAGAAGCACAAAGAAAGTCCGCTATTCGTAGAAAACGCGCCGCAGGTAACAAAGGCGGCAAGCCAACGTATGTACGTACGCTAGTAAAGAGAAAGAAACGTGGCAGCTCGAAGAAAAAGCGTTAAGAAAAAGCATCCCGCTATAAAAAGAGCGGGTGTATCTGGATTTAATAAACCAAAGAGGACGCGTTCGCATCCCAAGAAGTCCCATGTCGTAGTTGCAAAGGTAGGTGATAAAGTAAAGACTATTCGATTTGGGCAACAAGGCGTATCCGGCTCGCCAAAGAGAGCAGGTGAAAGTAAAACAGCGGCAGCACGCCGTCGCAGTTTCAAAGCCCGACACGCAAAAAACATAGCAAAAGGCAAAATGTCTGCTGCTTATTGGGCTGATAAAGTAAAATGGTAAACAAAGGAAAACAAAGTGGAAGTAAGTCGGTCGGACATAATTTCGGAATATATAGCGGAGTATAGTAAAGAGAGTCGTTTCTTAAAACTACCCGTAGCACCCTACTTAGAGTTGTTAGGAGTTACAGCATTGCCTTCTCAGATAGCGATTATTAATGCTATCAATAACCCTAAGTACCGATTTGTGTCCGCCGCTATTTCACGTAGGCAGGGAAAAACTTATATAGCAAACATTATAGGTCAGTTAGTATCTCTTATACCTAACGCAAATATACTTATAATGTCCCCCAACTACTCTCTATCTCAAATTTCTTTCGATCTGCAAAGAAATCTAATCAAACACTTCGATCTAGAAGTTACAAAAGACAACGCAAAAGATAAAGTTATTGAAATCTCAAACGGTTCTACAATTAGAATGGGTTCAGTAAATCAAGTAGACTCTTGTGTTGGTCGCTCTTATAACTTAATTATATTTGATGAAGCCGCACTCGCAGACGGAAAAGACGCGTTTAATGTCGCGCTGCGCCCGACTCTTGACACAGACAATTCTAAAGCAATTTTTATTTCTACTCCTCGAGGAAAAAACAACTGGTTCGCAGAGTTTTTTGATAGAGGATACGACGACGAATTTAAAGAGTGGGCAAGCATACGAGCTACCTATAAAGACAATCCTAGAATGTCTCAATCAGATATCGACGAAGCTAGAAAAACTATGTCAGATGCAGAGTTTCGTCAAGAGTACGAAGCTGACTTTAATACTTATGAAGGACGGGTTTGGGACTTCGACTATGAGTCCTGCACAGGTTCTTTGAAAGAAATGGATACGTCCAAAATGGATATCTTCGCAGGGCTTGACGTAGGCTATCGAGACCCTACCGCCTTCTGCGTACTTGCATACGATTGGGACGAAGAAAAGTACTACTTACTAGATGAGTACTTAGACGCGGAGCGCACCACCGAACAGCATGCAAAAGAGATACAAATGATGATAGATATGTGGGATATAGATTATATTTACATTGACAGTGCTGCTCAACAGACTCGCTTTGACTTTGCACAAAACTATGACATTTCTACCGTAAATGCAAAAAAGTCCATACTTGATGGCATTGCTCACGTAGAAGGAATAGTAGACAATAATAAACTTATAGTGGACCAAGAATGTTTAGAAAGTCTTGCCTCCCTTGACCAGTACCAATGGGACCCTAACCCCAACCTTTTAAAAGAGAAGCCAAAGCACAATAGAGCCTGTCATATGGCGGATGCTATTAGATAC